GACGATCCCGATCCGGCGATCGTCTTCAGTCACATTGAATACGCGGACATTGAAGACGCTTGCGCCAAAGCGCCGGCGTGGCTGTCCGCGGCCAGGCTGCGCTTACTGGCGCGCCAGATGCTCCCGCACGAGTTCGCGCTTTACCACCTCAACAGGTGGCAGGATGCGGCGAGCACTCTGTTCCCCAAGGCGATCCTAGACGCCTGCATTCATGAATATCCTCTCGAATTAGCGGCGCTCGCCAACGGTGCGGGGTCTGTTGTTGGTTGCGGATTGGACCGTGCTTTTGGAGGCTCGAAGCACGGCGACCGCACTGTAACGGCGTGCGTCGCTAAGGTGGTGGTGGACGAAGACGAGCACTTGTTCGTTTTGGACGCGGAGGCCGTGCTCCTTGGCCGCTTGAGTTCAATCAAGTCTCGCTTCGCCCGCTACCACCACGATTACAGCATGAGCCGCGCCACGCTTGAGTCATACGGCTCACAGGACGTGGCCGACTGGTCCGCTACGCAGCCGTTCGCTGCCGGTGTCGAAGTCGTGCATCCCTCGCGGCGATCGAAATACGCGGCCTTCATGGCGCTCTATCAGGCCGCCGCCGAAGAGCGCTTGCATATCCATCCTAAGTTCAAGGCGCTGATCGAAGAGCTTCAGGTTTTTGAAGTCATCAGCGACGGCAAGGCCACGGACGGTGAAGCCACCGTTCCGAAGTTCACGCACCCTCGCGGCGGTCACGATGACTATGTGCATGCCCTCGCGTGGGCCTCGCATTCGCTGCGAACGATCACGCTCAACCCGTATGAAATTGAAGGGATTCACTGCAACGGCCGTGGGCCGGACGTGCTCATGTGCGCGCTCAACGGCGGCGGGCATTTGCCGCTGTGCGGTCAATCCTGCCGATCGATGAAAGAGGCGGGGCGGCTGTTCCAAGCATACCTCGATCGAAAGCCGCTCACGCCGGTCGGCTTTGAAGCCTTCATCGCCAACAAACTGAAGAACATCGGTTCGCACACGGTGCCCCGGTGAGGAGACTCATGACCTTCCTGAACCCCTCCGACGCCATGCGCATCGCGCAGGCTTCCCGCACCCGCAAAGACGAGTGCGCCAAGCGGCTGCGCTACTACTTCGACGAGCAAGGCGACGAGACCATGCGCCTTATCGCTCGCCGCTGGTCGCACCCTGACAGGTTCCGCGTCTTCACCGTGAATATGGTGCGCAAGATCACCGATCGGCGCGCTTCGACCTATCGCCTGCCGCCGAAGCGGACCTTCACCGGGATCGATCAAAGCGCGGGCGAGGCTCTCTATCGCGCCATGAACTGTGACGCGGTGCTGAAGAAGGCGAGCCGCTACACGAAGCTCTGCAAGGCCGGCCTTCTGCAAGTGAGCTGGAATCAGGCGACCAGCACGCCGGTGCTCAACGTGCTCACCCCGAACGTCATTGACGTACTGCACGCCGGCAACCCGGAAGCGCCGGCTCGCGTGATAATTACTCATGAGGCGGCGCGCGCCGAAGACGTGTCCTACTCGGATTGGACGGCCACGAGCTTCCGCCGCCTGAACTTTCGCGGCGGTTCCCAGCGGCTTCCCGGCAACCCCGGCGAGACGAACCCCTACGGTCGTTTGCCGTTCGTGCCGCTGTTCGATCGCGTGCCGGATGATGAGTTTTTCCTTCCGGGTGGCCGCGATCTCATCGAGTCACAGGATGCACTGAACGTCGCGCTCGCTAACCTGTGGCGCTCGGTCGAATTGCAGGCGCACGGCCAAGCGTGGGCGACGGGCATCTCCGCGAATGAACAGCTCGGCATCGGTCCCGATCGAGCGGTTGCGCTGCCCCAAGGCTCTCAATTTGGTTTCGCAAGTCCGAACGCGCCGATTGATGAGATCCTCGCCGCGATCGAGTTTCTTATGCGGCAGACGGCCGCCACGCACGATTGCGGCAGCGATATATTTGACCTGTCTAAGGTCGCAGAGAGCGGCAGCGCCAAGTACGCGGGCCGGATCGAGCTGAAGGAAGCTCGGCTTGATGACATCGCGATGTGGCGGGTCGTCGAAGAGCGGCTCTTCGATGTGCTCAAGGCAGTCGTGAACACACATGCACCGGGCACGATCCCGGAGAGTGCCACGTTGGCCGTCGACTTCGCGGAACTGCAAGATCAGCTCTCAGAATCAGAGCAGCTCGAAAACACCCGCGCCAAAATCGAGCTCGGTCTTTGGTCTCCAGTGGACGCCCTGATGGGGCTGAACCCCGACGCCTATCCCGATCGTGCTTCGGCTCAAGCCGAGCTTCAGCGCCGGCGCGATGAAGCCGCCGCGCTCGCACCCCGCACCGCCACACCCCCGACAACCCAAGGAAGCCCTGAATGACACCTGAAGAAGAAGCCGCGGCTGCCGCCGCCGCTGCCGAAAAGACTGCGCTCGAAACGGCTCAAGCCGACCTTGAAGCGGCCGCGACCGTGATCCTCGCCGGCGTGCCCGAACACCTGAAGGCGCTGATCCCGGCAAATATGGGCGCGAAAGAGCGGATCGATTGGTTCGCTCAAGCGAAGGCCACCGGCATTTTCGACCGGAAGGCCGTCCCCGAAACAGAGAGCGGCGCCAAGCCGACTGTGACTCCCAAGGCACCCGATACCGCTTCTCTGCCGCCCTATGCGCGCATGGCAGCCGGCTACCGGAAATAACCCCCGAACAGAGAAGGATTACCCCTACGTATGCTTACCGCCTTGGAATGGTCCAAGTTGAACCCGGACCCGCTCACGAGCGGTGTTGTCGAGATTTTCGCCGCTGAAAATCCCGTCATTGCCTCGCTTCCCTTCATCAACGTCGCCGGTAGTGCCTACCGCTACAACATCGAAGAAACGCTTCCCGGCGTTGCCTTCCGTGGCTTCAATGAAGGTTACGTGGAGAGCACCGGCGTCATCAACCCGATGGTCGAGGCTCTCACGATCCTCGGTGGCGACAGCGACTATGACGTTGCGCAAATCGCGATGCAGACCGGTGATAACGACACTCGCGCTGTCTATGATGGGATGAAGGCGAAGGCCGCTGCTCTCACGCACCTTCGCACCTTCTTCGATGGCGATACGATCACCAATCCGAAGGAGTTCGACGGCCTGAATCGCCGCCTCACAGGCGCCCAGGTGCTCAGTGCTGGCACGAACGGCGGTCTCATTACCTTCGATCTGCTTGATCAGCTCATCGATTCGGTGCGCGGCACCCCGACCGTTTTACTCATGAATAAGACGCTTCGGCGGACCATTCGTGCGATGGCCCGAAGCGTCGGTGCGCTTACGATCACCACGGATCAGCTCGGCCGCGAACTTGAGGGATACGCTGGCGTTCCCTTTGGCGTCATTGAAGAGGACGAGACCGGTGAAGAAATTCTTGGCTTTGACGAGACGCAAGGTACGGCGAACAACACGTCTTCGATCTATGCATGTCGGTTCGGCGCGGACACGCTGCACGGAATCCAGACGGCCCCGATCAGTGTGCGCGACCTTGGCGAGGTCGATGACAAGCCAGCGCTGCGCACCCGGATCGAGTGGTATTCCGGCATCGTGCTGAAGCACCCCCGCGCTGCCGCGCGCCTGAAGGGCGTGAAGGCCGCTTAAGCTTCGCGAGTTGGTTCCTCCCCGGTTCTCCGGCCCCTCCCAGCGGGTGGCCGGGGAGGACCATACGGGCGCGGAGCAAGGGCCGCGCCGGCGCACAAGACGGCAAGTGTGCGTCCGCTCCAACCAACACCGTCAGCCGGCAGCGCCTTTGAAAACCGGGCGCGTGGCCGGCAACCCATTCGAGTGAGAGGTTGCCTTGAACACTGTCCCGCCGATCGTCGGCACTGAAACCTATGTGAGCTACGCCACTGCCAATGCGCTTGCGGCCGATCGGCTGAACTCGCGCGAATGGTGCGCAGCGGTCGCCGACTTTGAAGCCGGCCTTGATCCTGAAGCGACCGGCGATCCGGGCGTGCCGGCGCTGTGTCGGCAAGCACTAACCACAGCCGCCGCAACCTTGTCGCGCATGCCTTGGGCAAGCGACCTGGCTCTACCTTTGGCGGCTGATAGCATCCCGCCGGCGCTTGCCACCGCATGCGCGGAGCTGGCCTTCTTCCTGCTCACTGCCGAGAGCCGCCGCCGTCGCAACGTCCAAATGTCCATGGTGGGGCAGTCCATGGAAACCTACTTCCCGCAAGTCGCGGACGAACTGCCCAAGCACGTCAGGCGTTTGGTCGAGCCGTTTCTTCGCGTGCGGTCTACGCATTGCGCAGAGCTGATCCCATGAAGGCGCGCACGGCTCTTGCCTCTTCAGACCAAGAAACGCGGCCGATCGCACCGGAAGTGCGGCTGTTCCGCCATATCATCATCCATGCGGTGCTTGATGCGATCTATGGCAGCTCCGATCCCCGCGACAACAGCGTGGGCATCCGCGCCGCCGCGCGAGCTTGGTTTGTGGACGCCGGCGAAGACTTCCAAGCGATTTGCGAGTGTGCCGGCATGAACCCTAGAGTCGTGCGGAAGGATGCGCTCGCTTACATCGCTAGGCAGCGGGAAACGCCGTCCACCCCCACGCGCCCCACGCTCCATTATTCGGCAGCCGCCGGTCACCAACGCAGGGCAGCGTGAGCGAGCTTGAGGAAGCCGGTTTCGAGCTCATCGTTGCCGGCCGTAAGATTGACGGCCGCACGGCAGAGGCAAGGCGTTTTCGAGCGCTTGGCGGCGACCTCATGACTCAGCTCGCGCGCAGCCCCACGGCTGCGGAGCGCATGCTGATCGTCAATGCCGCCACGCTGGCAATGCTCTGTGAACGAGCCGCCGCGGACCTCCTAGAGGGGAAGGCGATCGATGAAGAGAACTACCGCCGCAACGTAACCATGCTCGGCTCGCTGCTCGTGAAGCTCGGAATGGCGATGAAGAGCCGCGACATAACGAAGGGCAGCCGTAAGGGCGCCGATGACTTCGGCGCTGCATTGATCGAAGCGAACGCGCGTTAGTGGATTACTTGCCGGCCGCAGCAGCCGCCGCATCCGTCCAATGGATCAGGTTTTTCGCACCATCGTCGGCAACCCAATCGTATGAGCGCGCTCCGGCGGAGAGCTGCATCAGGTGACCGGGCGCGGCTTGAGGCAGCCACTTCGGCCAGCTCGTGAGCTTCTCTTTGACTCTGTCGTGTGGCTTCCAGCCTACCCACGGCACCCACTCATAAATCCGCAGGTCCGATCCGAGCGCAACCTGATCGAGCGGATTATACCCCTGCTGTGATCGCCCGTTGTTCGGGCAGGGGCAGTTGTGGATGAACACCGCGAGCAAGCCGTTGCCACGCTGAAGGCTGCGCGCAATCTCATAGCGGACCCATTCTCGAGACCATGTTTCCGTGCCGGCGAGCACGCACGTTGTGGACGTGCCTTCAAGGCCCTTGTCGATCATGGAAGCCAGCGCCGAAGGGTTCGTCTTCTTCGCAGTTTCCCAAAGGCTCCGATCAACCACCCGCGGCGTTCGCTTGTCGGTGGTGCGGAACTGATCGCACATGCGGATTTGGTTCACCCGCATCACATCTGCGTAGTGGAAGCTGTAGAACGTGTGTCGCGTTTTAGGCAGTCCGCCTAGCAGCGCCAAGGCACCCGGCGAGAGCAAGCCACGGTTGAAGGGAGTCGAGCTACCGAACACGTCCGACGCCTTCAGGCCTGGCGACGGTGTTGTCGGCTTGAAGAGGAGCTCCGCGAGCGCGTTGTTCGTGGACTTCGGCGGAATGCCGAACAGGTCGGCCAGCGCGTTCCGTTGCGGTGGGAGTGATTTGCCCTGAAGCGCTCGCGCGATTGCCAGCTGCAATGCCGTCAGGTCTGACTTTGGCGGTGTGCACATCGTTAGCCTCTAATAGCGCAATCACGAGCGCGAACAATAGGAGAACATAGAAGGGGAGCAGCGTGCGGCTCTTCGCCACCTTCCACACGTTCGCGCCCGTTGCTGGCGGCGCGTCCAACAGCATGTCTGATCCGGCTTCGATTGGGCGTTCCGCGGTAGTTCGGTAGAGTTCCCTGAACCGGACTTCCAACAGGTGGTAATAGCCGTCCATCAACAGGAACACGGCCGTCGCGGCGATCCCGGCCCAGAGCAGAGGCGGGGCTTCCTTGTCGAAGGCGATCGCCACGACCGCGACGGCCACCGTCACCGCGAAGTTTTTGGCCGTAGCGCTGAACGCCGACATGCGGGAGATGACGCCCTGAATCATGCTCAAGTGCGCCGTCCGGAGACTTACCAGATCGGAAGAAGAGGCACGGCGGTTCTGCAACGACTAGCTCACAAACTCCATTGCCGAAGTGGTAAGGCGGCGGCAGTATCAATGCGTCCAGCCGGAGATTCGGGGGTGACTCGGGGGGTGGAATCCCCTTGTCACGTAGGAGCCGATTGCTCCGGCTGGATCACAAGCGTCGCGAGATTGGACTTCGCGCCCGCGATCGAGGGACAGTCCCCCCTTTTCGCACGGCTATTGAATCACAAATAAAATCGCCGTCCAGTAGGTAAGACAGGAACAAACGAAGAATCCTGTGGATTTGCGGGGATTAGTCCCGGACACTCCAAGTATGCAGGACACTTGGCGGCTCGACGATTATCAACAAATGCTCGAAGCGGAGCTGGCGGCTGCGCTGGAACGGCAAGCTGATCCCAACATGGATACCGAAGAGCTAGTTCAGAGCGTTGTCGGCAGCACTCTTCCCAAGATCACAGACCTGCTTTATGCGGCGCTCGCCAAGCGATCGGCCCGGATGCTCCGGGAGCATAGGCGGCTTCGGCGAGGCTTCTTGCGGCGCAACTTCAAACGCTGGCGCGCCGGCTTCGACCTTCTTGAGCGATTGATCGTGATTAGTCAGGAAACTGGCGCTGCGATCAACGACACACTCCGGCCAAAAGCTGTCGAGAATAACGATGCTGCCTTCGAAGCATTGACCGTGAATCATGCCCGCGGCGTTCAGGTGGTGCGCGAGATCCTTACCCTCATGATGGCCGGCTTCGCCGATGGAGCGATGGGGAGGTGGCGAACCCTCCATGAGATCGCAGTGGTGGCAATGTTTATCTCGGATGCCGATCCGAAGACGGCCGAGCGCTACATCCTCCACGAGCACGTGACTTCTTACCGTCGCGCCGTGAACTACATGGAGCACCACGAACGCGCCAACCTAGAGCCGATCGAACCGGAAGTGATGGAAGCGCTCAAGGCCGCACACGATGAAGTGCTCAAGATCGATCCGCGGTTGAAGTGGCAATATGGTTGGGCGGCAGAAGAGCTGAATAACGACAAGCCCACATTCGCCGACTTGGAGCTGGCGACGAAGCTCGACCATTGGCGGCCCCGATATAAGTGGGCGACGGTGAACACCCACGGCGCTTATCGTCAGACGATGAGCACCCTTGGGATGAGTGAGTCTGAAGAGCCGGTGCTGCTAGTGGGTGAGAGCAATTCGGGCATGACGGACCCAGCTCACATGACAGCGATCTCCCTTGGTCTCGTAACCATGCCGCTGATCATGCTCGAACCAAACATCGATCGCTTGGCAGTCGCGATGATCATGCAGCGACTGACGGACGAGATCGGCGAGACCTTCTGGCGTCTGGATCAAGAGACCTATGCGCGTTCAAGAACCGGCAAATGGTGGGAGTTCTGGCGACCAAAGCCGAGAACCATTCCGGTGGGATAACCGGCCTAATGGGTGAACGCCGCCTCGCGCATAGCGCTCCCGCGGGCGTGTGACTCTTACGCGTCCTAACATCCCCAGCGCACGCACCCGCAAATGAGCACTTGCGATCCTCGTGCTGACTGTTATGTTTGCTGCAACGTTCGTCGCTGGAGTCGTAACAGCACGGTAGGGGCGGCAACTTGGCAGTCGGGAAGCACGTAGCTTACTACAGGGTTAGCACTGGGAAACAGGGCAGATCGGGGCTAGGCCTAGAGGCGCAGCGCGAGGCCGTGCGTGCCCACCTGAACGGCGGCTCATGGGAGCTGATAGCGGAGTTCACCGAAGTGGAGTCCGGCAAGCGCCACGAGAACCGGCCACAGCTTCAGGCGGCGCTTGAGCTGTGCAAGCTCACCGGCGCAACGCTGATCGTCGCGAAGCTCGATCGACTATCGCGTGACGCGGCGTTCCTGCTCACCTTGCAAAAGGCGGGCGCGAAGTTCGTCTGTGCCGATATGCCCGATGCTAACAGCCTCACCGTGGGGATCATGGCGCTTGTTGCGCAACAAGAACGCGAAGCCATTTCAGCCCGCACGAAAGCCGCCTTAACAGCCGCTAAGGCTCGCGGAGTGAAGCTTGGGGGAAGCCGGGACAATCCGCCGCCACCGCCGCCGCATGCCCTTGGGAACGTCGCCAGCGCGAAGGCGAGGGTCGAGAAGGCGAGGGATCATGCGCTGCGCGTTATGAATGAGATTGAGCGCGCGCGTGGGGCGGGGGCGCAGTCGCTGCGCCAGATTGCCGCGGTGCTCAATGATCGAGGGATCAACACGCCGCGGCCGGGTGGCAAGTGGCAAGCAGCACAGGTGAAGGCAGTAATGGAGCGAGCGGCGAGAGCAGCCTAACCGATCGATCCGAACACGCGCGCGACTCACGCCGGGCGAATGTGCGACCTCAATTCCATTTCAAGCTTGGCCGCGGGGCACCCCTGTTGGGATTTGGACTGCGCTCTAGCTTAGGCCGCACATTGACATCCCGCCGATACCCCTCACAGGCGAAGCCAAGGGGGAAGTTCATTAATGCAGTATGCGTTGTTCGTTATCGCGATCGTCGCTGAAGTGATCATCGGCCGCGTTCATTTGCTCGCCGCGCGGGGCCGCGTCCCTGATAGAAGCGGCGCAGTCGCGAGCCTGATTGGGATCGGCGCGGGACTGTCCTTCTTCGCATTGTGTGGGGCTTCGCGACTTTCGATTGGTATGTCACTCTACCGACGATCGTCGTCATGGGCTTGATCTCTGGGCCGATCGTCACCTCCAGATCGTGGGCATTCTGGTATCAGTTGAAGGCGATGGTGGACTTCATCGCGTTCGCGCTGACAATCTTTCTATGGTGGCACTACTGGCCATTCTGAGGCGAGGAGCGGCAGCCTTTACTACGGCCCCCTAACGCCTCATTTTTTCTCTTTCACCCATTCAACCTTGTCGGGGTGGTTCCGAGCGTAATCTTCTCTGGTGATGCGCCCCGTATCCACATGGTGCGGCTGTTCCTTGTTCCAGTCGTGCCGCCTCGTATCCTTCGCCATAATACCCTCCTGATCACGGCCTCTATGCCGCAATTGGGGACTTGGTTTCCGAGCCGAAACATTCAAGATGATCAATGTTCCCGGTGAGTATTTCACCGTGCCGGGTCACGCACCCCAGCGTGTTCCGATTTGGCCGCGAACCATCCGATCGCCGCGCCTAGGACCACCCAAACGTCGCCGGCGAGCTCAACGCCCATGACGTTCAGTGTCACGCCCGAATAGAATACGAGCGCGTCCCCGCGAAGAGCAGAGTCACGCCGATGATGAACGCGCTGCGGCGCTGCCCCATGTAAGTCCCGCCTCGCCCACCGCTGCCGGCTGCGAAGCTGATTATCGAGCCGATCAGGAGCGCAATCCCTGGCCATGTTAAGCCCCGGAAGACCATGCTCCCGGAGACTGCCAGCGACACCGCAAAATAGACAAGAACAAGCAATCGCACGCTGCTCCCCCCCCCGCATCTCGACCCGGCCTCGGCAGCTTAACGGCGCGTCTAATGCCTGCAATGGTGTCACTGGAGCGCGCTAGAAGCGGAAACGGCGGCTCGATTCACTCGGAATCGGCCGCCGTTCGCCAGCGATTCGGCATCGCTGATGCGGACGTTATGCCGCTACTGGTGTCGGCGCCAAAGCCATTTCTTCGAGCGCGATGAGCGCACGAAATACTCGGCGGGCAACTATGATTGCGTTCTGATCCTCAACTGGAAGTTTCGAGATGTGCACTCGACTTTCCCCGTTGTAAGCGCGCTCGCACCAAAAACTAAGTTCCCGCCATAGCTGCGAGCTTTCGCCTGCCAGCCCCAACCAATGCTCGTAGGTGCAGCCCGCCCAAAACTTCGGGTGGCTAGGGTGCTTCCAAGGGTGATCAGCCAGATACGCAGCACGGCCACCGCGGAGGATGTTCTCTTCTAGTTTTGTAGATTCCAAATGCATGTACTTCCTTTCATCTAATCCGCTTCGAGGATCGAATCGGAAGCCGCCCCTTATTCACAGATCGAGATGGATTGCGCTTGGCTTTTTCGTTGCCAGTCATGTTCCATGAGAGCAGCACTGGCGCTTCACCTAGAGCACCGTGGGGGCGCATGTGAAACGACACACGCGCTAATGTCTGTTTTGGGTGGAAAGCGGACGTTAGACCACGCTTGTCACGACGGCCTCACCCGCCTCCTTGGCAGTCGCCCAAGTGGCTGATGTAACTACGCGCCCAGCGTCTGAATCATCCATGTTTCGCAATGCTGCGAGGAAGCGATCA